TAGGAAGAGCCATGATTCAATCCTTTCAAATCTGTGAAAGGACCACACTAGTCTCTGATTATTGAGAACTAGTGTGGTCGCACTAGTACCGTACTGTCAACTCTTTGGGTGTCAGCCCCAGAGACGAACGGCCATTTGGGGCCGGATGACAGAAAACCCATAAAGTACATCGATGCGACATGGAAGTCGATCATTGTTGATGTCGTATTGCCGTACGATACGCATCGAGATGCCGTTGTGAACCTGACGCGAGGCCATGTCAACGCCTTGCGGCATCAGCAGGTCAGCGGTCGCAAACGAGATGGCGTCACGGTGGTACACCAGGTTTTGCGGGTACTGAGTGCTGGCGCTGCCAAGGAAGGTCACAACAGCGCTGGCTTGCGGGAACGAGTCCACGGTCGCAAGGGCTTGGCTGGCAGTGTAGATCGCCGGGCTGACGCTGACCGTGTACGCGCCACCAACCGCCGTAGCGTCAGCGGTCGCAACGAACTGCTGGAGCGAGCCAGTCGATTCACGGGTCTGCGGGTTGATTGAATAAACGTTAGCGATGGTAAACACGTCACCTTGCTTGATGACTTGCGTGCCAGTGCCGGTGATGGCGATGGTGGTCGCGCCTTGCGATGACACGGTAGTCGTCACAGTGTGCGAACCAGTCCGGCTGCCAGTCGTGAACTGCTTGATCGACTGCGACATGTTGACTTCATCCAGCCCGAGGATGCCTTCGCCCATCATGCCGTTCTTGAACTGACGGCTGATGGTGGAGGTCGGGTTGAAGAGGCCCTTCATGCCTTCGACCAGCGCCGCGTTGGCCGCCGGATTAACGGTGGCGTAGCGGGGGTTCATCACCGCAGCGGCTTCGTTCAGCTTCTGTTGCGCTTGCAGCAGAACGAGCGAAGTGCCGGGGGTGGTGCCGGGGGTGCCGACCGACTGATAGACGTTCTTGAACGAGTTCGCAACGTCAGCGTCGATGCTGGATGCAAGCTGGCTGATACGAGGCTTCAGCACACGCTCTGCGAAGTCATCGAGCTGCATGGTCAGCTCAGCGGTCGTGAAGTTCACGCCGATGTGCTTCTGGCTCGACACCGTAAGAGTGGTGAACTGTTCCTGATCGTCTTGCACTTGCAGCGCAGCACCGTCGGTCACCAGCGCGCGGTCCGGCAGACGGATACGCAGCGTGGAACCGATTTTTGCGCCTTGAACGGCGAACGAGTCGTCGTAGGCTCTATTGACATTACGGGTGATCACCAGGTTGTTCTCGAGGATCTCGAGCGCCTTGCGGGTGATCATGTCAATCGTAAGGATTGAGTTAGCCATGATCTATAAAACTCCTTTGGTTGATAGAGATTACCTACCGTTCTTTGCTTCCCACGCCCGAATCTGGCGTTGCCGTTCGGCTGCGATCCATTCGCTCGTGCTCATCGACTTTAGTGAGCGCGGGTCGGTGGTGTCGTACGCCGGGCCGCGAGATGAACTCGCAACAACAGGCTGAATCGGTGCTGGGGCACTAGAAGGCTTTTTGGTGGGAGGGCTGGAGGCGACTTTAGCCTCAAGTTTCCCAATTTCTTTAGCCTGCAAGAACGGCGATAGACGTGAGATGCGATCCGCTTCTTTTGGGTTGAGCCCAAGGTAGTACGCTACATCGGGGCCAACGTCGGACGCCTGAATCGTCTGGGCCATTACGGTCGTGATTTTTAGGCTGGGGTTGTACGCGACGGCTTCAAAGTCTTCGTACTTGTCCCGCGCCTGTTCTTCGCGCTCGTGGTATGACTCAATAATCGCAGACTGCTGACGCTCGATCTCGCGCTGCTGCAACAGTTGTTCTGCCTTCTGAGTTGCCAGTGCTTCGGCGTACTTTTCAACAGACTCAAACTGTTCTTGCGAAACCGGCGCTGCGACGGGTTCAGGTGCCTTGGTGCGCTCTCGATCCCAAGTTCTACGCTCTCTTGCGAGCCGTTTGCCAATCATCGCGTCCACTTCGTCTTGCGTGAACGTTTTGACCGTGGTTTGCTCGTCCGGCGTTGCTGCTGCTACTTCGGGGGCAGGCGCAGCCGTTGCGGCCTGTTCCGGCGCGGGGATATCCGCTACAACTTCAGGAGTGTTTTCCATGTCTACTCAGTGTGAGTACCTGGTGAACCGCACCAGTACGGGTGTAAATTTATACAGTAGTCTCGGCCGGTGTCAAGTTACTTTGCTCTTGCACTTGCTCGCGCAGCTTCTGCCACAGAGCAACTGACATCTCAAGCGGCAGTTTGCCTAGCCCCATCGCAATGATGTTGGCTTCTTCGACCGTGACTTTAATGGTGAACTCTTGCATGTCAGGCTGCCCAGGGAAGGGGTGGCTGAATGACTGGCGGGTTCTTCTGGCTTTCAATCTGCTGCGCGACTGCCGCCTCGGTTGCTGCTTGATTGACTCCATTGGCCCAGATCCAACCAAGCACTTGGTCTTGGGTAAGGTCTGCGTAGGGGACGAAGGACGCGGGATCAGCAGCAGGCAGCGTGCAGGTCGAGTAGACCGTACCGGAGAAGGCGTCCTCGGTGCCGTTACAGCGCCAGCCCACTTGGAGAACGGCTTCAGACGGGTTAGCAGAGGTGGGAGTTGTTTGCATCCACTCGATTATCCAGACGGGGGTCATGTTTATGCTCCTTGTTCAAGTTGCGCTACGCGAGCGCGGAGAGATTGCAGTTCTGCAACGATGTTGGCAATGAACTCGGCAGAGCCGTACTCCATCATTTGAATAATGGGTTTTCCGTCTTCGTCTACGGCATCCTTGACTCCAGTTACGCTGCCGGGGCTGACTGCCTGCACTTCATGGGCGATGAAGCCAACACCTTTGCTGCCGTCTGTTTTCCAATTCCAAATTTTGGGCTGGAGCGCGTCGATAAATGCGCCGCTACCAGTTAGAGGTTGCGGATTGTTTTTGAGGCGGTAGTCGGATGATGTGTTGTAGGCAACCGTGGTTGTACTAGATTGCGAAATAGTTCCTATTGTTGATCCGTTATATCCAAACCCAGCAAAATCACTACCTGAATTGCCGTTTTCGTGATGTACCAACAGACTGCCATTCGTTATTCTAGCAACAAGAGCGTTTTGCGTTATTGTTGCAATAGTCGTTGCTGTCGTGTTGAAGCAAAAATCCCCACCCGACGTTATCCGGGCGCGTTCGGTGCCTCCAATAGACCAATAATGGTATGATGGGGCCGAGTATCCAAGAGCCCCGGTGTTTGTACTAAGCAATCCATTAGCAGTATCGTGGGAAAACTCAACATACTGGCCTACAACATTCGCTCCAACGCGGGCAGCCCCGTTTACCGCCAATCTGACAGCAGGGTTTGTAATCCCAATCCCCAGATTCCCCGACGCATCTAGCGTCATGGCTTGGGTGAAGGAGGCTATATTGCTGCCTGTGCCGTTCCATGAGGGGGCGTTAAACCAGCGGTGCTCGCCGTTGTTGTTCCCATATGCAATTGCGTAGCCCGCTGCTTTGTAAAGGGTGTTTGTCCCGTTATAAAACGAGTTCCAATAGAGATAGCCCTCGCGGGTAGCACCAGCAGAGCTAAACGCCAAATTGCCGACATTACCCCCCAATTCAATCGCAACCTGACCACTTGCCCACGCACTCGGCGCCACCCCTAGACCGAGGTTGCCGGAGGGGTTGAGGCGCATGGCCGGAGGCGAATAGCCGATGCCGAAGCTAACTCCAGTACCAGAGGCCGTTCTAATTACAGTGTCGTATGCCCCTGCCCCGCTTATAATGCCTGTGCCATCCGCGTTTTCTACCCCGATTAGCGCTGTGCCGCCTGTGTTGGTAATGCGCTGAACAGTCGCAGTAGTTGTATTCCTGTTTAGATGCAAAAGGTCAGAAGGCGAACTCGTCCCAATCCCAACGTCCCCCGCAGCAGTCACCACAAACGGTGTGCTGTCAGGATTAGCAGAGTCCTCAACCAGAATCGCATTGCCTGCGCCTGTCTGCGTGATGCGCAGTGCATCAGTCGCGCTGTTAGCGCTAATGATCGCCGTTGCGTTGATCGCAATGTCGCGCGGCACAACGTAGGTATCGCCCGACTGTGCGGCTTGAATTTGTGGGATTGCTGTATTGAGAAGAAGTACCTCGTAAGCGGCCACGGCGCTCTCCTTAAATCGGGTTGTAAGACGTGCCGTTACTTGTCAGCACTGTCTCGACAACATAGAAACTGGTGCCTGCACTGTTTAGCACTTCTTCATCGACAGTGTAAGGCGTTGCATCGCTGGTCAACACAATCCACGGCGGGCCAGGGTTAGGGCCAGCAAAGTCTGTCGCCAGCGTAGCGACAGTGCCTAGCCCTAAGCCAAGTCCGTTGCGGACGGGTATGCCAAAGCTCATCGGATGTTGATCGGTTTA